TTAATAGTCGGCGACAGTTGGGCCGAGTCTATGTGGCGAATATCTGGTACAAAAACACTTGTCGATGATCATATAACTGGAATGCTTGAACAACACGGACACATAGTTTATAATTTTGGTTTTGTAGGACGTGGAAATGTAGAGTCATGGGAGAGCGCAGATAAATTCTTTACAGAAAACAAAGCAAACGGATATTGCTTGCCTGATTTTGTAATTTGGTTTCATACTGACGTTTTACGTGACTACGCAAGTGAACTTGTTGATATTAAAAAAAACAATAAACCATGGACACTGACGCATTTAGTTACAAAGTCTGCAGAAAGAGCCTATGGTAAGATTTGCAAAATAATAAAAAGCCACAAACTGACCAATCTTATATTGATAGAAGGTCAAGCTCCGACAGTTGAGCCAGAATTTTCAGAATATATCGACAAACCTTTACATACTGTTAAAAACTGGAGAAGTAAAATTGTAAATAAACACGATTTGCCCGAATCACAGTTGTTGACAGACGTCACGTTGTTCGAGTATGGCGAAAATCTTGATAGTATAGAATTCAGAACAACCGAACTAGAAAAAATCTCAAAAATCCGCGAGGCAATGACCAATAGCTTGCTATTCCCAGACGATGCACATCCAGGACGCAAAGCACATGAGCAACTTACCCAGCAAGTGTTAGACGTTATCCGTAAAACAAATTACTGAGACTCGCAGTGCCAAGGTTGTAATAGTCAACAGCTAACAATGCAATATCGCCCTGTGAGTACACGCCACTGTCAATGGCATTACTCCAATATGCCAAGTCGCCAGTGCTGATTTCTGTTCCAAACAGTTCTTTCCAGATTTTTTGCATCAACACACTGCTGTCGTCGCCACTGGTGAAAGAAGCGGCAGCAGCTGCAATCTCCTGCTTGCTCATGCCTTGATTGAGAAAATCCACACCAGTTTGCACTAGACCAAACTGTTGCTGTTCTTGATCTGTAAACAGTGTGTCTATGAGCTTGACCACCCAGCCTTGATCACTGCTGAGTGGTTCATGTTCCACATCGTCAACCAGCTGTTGCATGGTCAATGACCCTAGGTACACCGTGGCACGCTCACCCACATTCATTTCCCACCAACCTGTGTCCACAGGTGTTTCTTGTCCAAGCTGGATGAGATCAACAAGCCCATCATTGTTCACGTCGTGATATACATTGAGGTTGTGCTCTTCAACGCCGTCTGTGAGTTGCACACCGTTTTCACTGTAGGCAAATTCGCCGTCAACCGGCGTAAAGCTAAAATTGGTATTGGTTGCTTGACGAAAACTGCCATCGCCATTGTTTAGCCAGAAAACCTCGTGTGCCTGTTGCCATTCTGAGTCGTTGTGAAATTCTATCCTGCGCTTGTCGATGATAAAGTCGATGTAGCCATCTTGGTTCAAGTCATCAAACTGCAAGTGCCCACTGACCGCATCTTGTGTATTTGGAAAAACCTGATGTTCTACAAATTCACTGCGGTCATTTTGCAACAGAACCTGATAGTAGTCTGGAGACCCTGTGAGCCCACCGTCCCAATAAGCTTCGTAGATCACAATCAAGTCTTTAAGTCCGTCGTTGTTGACATCAATGTTGTAGTGATCAACTGCGCCACGTCGTGGCAATTGATCATAGCGACTGCTGAATTCAAACTGCTGTGATTCTGGGTTGTATTCCCAAATTTCGTTGGCAGTGTTTGCATTTTCGTTAGCATAAAATCCCAGTGCTATGCCAGTGTTGCCGTTGGCTAACTCTACAAATCCTGTACCACTGGTTGGCTTGGCAGCATTGCCCTGGAACAAATCATCGTGTGTGGTCCAAGTGCCATCGCCATTGTTTTCATGAATCACAGCTGCTTCACTGGAACTCTGATAGCCGAAGGTGGCTGTAGCAATGTCTAAATCACCATCTCTGTCGTAGTCAAAGAAGTCCGCAATATGATTGTAAGCTCTGGTATCACTGCCAAAAAAACCATCTGCCCAGCGCAGCCCTGACGCAGTGTTTTCTATGAAATGCAACTCACTGCCTGGCTTCTGGTCCGGAGTTGGATACAGTGTAGGATTTTCGAAACCAGGGTCAACAACCACGGCGTCGTCATCACCATCACCATCGAAATCTCCTACCATCATGTCTCGAGGAAATGCATACACGTTGCTGTTTTCATGATTTTCCATGATCCCAGCACCTTTTTCTTCATAGGTGCCAGTGCTGGCGTTCCACACCCAAACCAAGGGCTTGTTGTGAAAGCTTTCTCTCAGTGGTGCGTTGCCCTGGTTTGGAAACGTGATCAGGTCTGTGTAACCATCGCCATTGGCATCCAGCCTGGCAATGTATTCTTGAGTGAAAACTGTTTGATCATCGTTGGCTCTTTCGGTGATGTTCCAGTTCTCATAGAACAAATTGGTGCTGTGATAGTTGAATGTCTTCATCAGTGACTCCACCTTGTTGTAGTGTCGGAAAATGTTAATCCAGGATTTTGGGCGTAATGTGCTTCAAGTTCTCGTGCAAATACAAGTTCTTGTGCCTTGAATGCAAGAAACACAACTTCTTGATCTGTCAAGTAGTCAGCACTGATATCTCCGCACAGCACTGCCTCAGCCACTGCTAACCGGTTGTCTGATAATTTCAAGGTGTCTAGTCCTCTATTTCAGTTTAGTACTAGTTTACTTGAAATTGTGTACACTGTCAAGCCATAGATCTGCTGAATCATAAAGACTCAGCATGCTTGCAGTTTTTTCGTCAAACACCACAAGACACATGGTTTTGGGATTGCCGCGAGACACAAACCCATAAGGCCCTACTACATGTCGGCTTACTGCAAGAAGATCTTTAGGTCTTTTATCAATTGTGGTGAAAGGAATGTACCAATGAGGACGTTTAAGGTCTTTGGTGAATACTTTTATACCCGGCCATGCAAGATGTAGATTGTTATTGTCTCTTTTGTCTTGCCACCATCTAGCCCAAGCTTCTGTCCAGGAACAATCTTTGGATTGCCATTGATCAAATGCTTCCCAAAATATTTCATTTTTCGGGGTAGATTTGTTCGCCATCACGCAAGAGGTATACAGAGAACAAGTCTGTATCAAATTGGTTGTTGAGTTTTTTTGCCAGGTTTATGGCATGTCCAGGATTGCTAAAGCTCACTTTTTTATATTTAGGCCCTGGGTATTGTGTAAGCAGATTAGATGTTTTAAGGTTAATAGGAGTACCATCGTAGAACACTGCCCAGATACCGTCGCTAGCAAGAACTTGCTCGTTTTTATAACTGTCTTTGTTGGCCTTTTCGGCTAACACCTGTGGTTTTGGTCTACTCAATTTGATATCCTGTAAGCATATTTATTACCACTTTCCGCCTTGTAGCTGGACTTCAATGGTTTCCATTTGCTCTTTTTTACTTTGTTTTAGTTCATCTAAGTCACTTAGCAGTTTAAGCAGTTCAGTTTGCAAGTTTTTAGCATCGCGCAATGGCCAAGTAAAATCCTTGGCCTGTTTATTTTCCAATGTTTGCACTCGTTCTGCAAACCTTTTGATATACAAGCTCATATTCTATCCTTGATGCTGCTGATTATTTCTTCTTTGGTGCGAAATGGTCCTCTGTGTTCATACCGATCTAGCATGATCAATTTCGGACATAGTATGGTTTTCCATTTGGTTTTTTGTTTTACCTGATACCATCCCGCTGCAAACCAACTTTTGCTGTGCTCACCTTTGGTAAAAATTGGCAATTGATCAACAACATTGAACAATGGATTGTATGGTTTACAGTTGGTTGGATACCCGTGTACTTGATGTTCTTGGTTTTGTATTTCCGGATCGCTGTCTACAAAACTAATAGGTGTAGACAGTCGTTCATTGATCATGTTCAGTGTTTTAAACTGTTCGATGCGTCCTTGCACTTTGAGGTTGTACACACCTTCACTGTTGAGCTCAATCTCGCCCACTTTATCTGTATCGTTTTGCAGTATCCAATAGCGATCAGCTACCACTGTCTTAGCTCTTAACATTCAATAAATCTCCTTGGTATTTGGCTGTTAGCCATTTAGCAAATTGTTCTGCACTTTCGCTGAGCTTTGCTAAGTTGTGCTTGCCGCAAAATTTCATAAATCTCACGCCTACCTGTGGCACTTCCTTTTGTTCTAATTCTTGCACAATAGCTACATCAACCGCGTCCTTGATCTGTTGCGGTTGTGCTGTTAAGTCAATGAGAGCACGATTGCGTTCATAATCGTCTAGTACACGATGTTCTTCGCCGTTGTGATCAGTCCATCGACTTAGCATGAGATTGTTCCATGCATAGCCACGCTTTTCGCGATCTTCGTATGCTTCTAACAACCCCACCTTGTTTTTGGTGCCTTTTTTGCGTACACCGGGATATGCTGAAAAGATATTGTCACTGCTGTCGCCTCTCATGCATTTTTCGAAAAGCAACCAGCCTGGATCAGGTGTTTCCTTGGGAGCCTTGGTTTTCTTGTCAATGACAGGTTTTCCTTTGCCATCAAATACACCGTCTGTGGTGATCAATTGATCTGCAATACCATTGTACTGTGTAACACGATTGTTCAGCAATTGTACAAAGTCTGTGTCGCTGCTGACAATAACATGTTGATCTTCCGGATGCAGATCAATCCATCTTGCAATTACATCATCCGCTTCTGCTTCTGGTTGACGGATAACACTGCAATTGGTCTGTGTACGCAGATACTCAATGAGATTGTCAAGAGTTTCCCAAAACATCTTGTCCTCTTCTAGTTCTGCGTCTGTGAGTGCTGCTCTTGCTACACTGCGATTCTTTTTGTATGGTTCGTAAACGTCTTTACGCCAACTACGACCTTCGAGTGCAAATACCACATGATCTGCGCCAAATTGTTGAAATACCTTGTTTACACTGCTCATTGTGACATGCAGTGCCCAGCCTACTTTTTCTTCAGCATCAGCGGCTCTATATGCTGTGTGCCTTGCACGAAAAAACATGTTAGCAGTGTCAATAAGCAAATATTTCATACTATACCTAATATAGATTGTTAGTTCTTATATACTGTAACACAATGTCAGCCCAATGTCTATGACCATCTTCGCCATAATGATAACTGTCAGGGTTCACTGTGCGCATACCAGCATCTTGTAATTGATTATGAAAGGTGCCTGCATCCGAGTATGGGTCCATGTAACTACTACCCCAGTCTTTTTGCTGTTTTATATTGCTAAAACTGGTATTGCCATTAAAAAACACATGATCGATTCCAGCTTCATTTAGTTCCTCGTGAAAGTTCCAAATTTTTTCGTGTGCCTCGATAGTTTTTTGTTGCCAGTCCACATCTATTACGTATTGCTTATAGCGTTCTCTGTGACTTTCTGGCACTTCGTCTACGCCGCTGGCGTTAACTTGATAGTATACGTCGTCAATTAGCCACTCTTCTCGTTCCCAAGTGCTCCACTGAATTATTACCAATGCCTGGTCGCGATTGCGTTCCATCCACTTGCGTGTAGTGCGGATGATCCTGTCATTACTACTGGCACTTTCGGCATCGCACATGAATTTACAAGCTAGCACTGTAGCTAACTGTCTCCCCCAACTCACAGACAGATTAGCAGGATGCGGACGACGCAACAAATGACCGTATTCTGGGTCATCTTCTGCAAATGCTGCTGGGTGTACTGCTTCTGCGGCAGCTGTATGACTGTCGCCATTTACATACAGTATCATAAAATGCCTTCTCGTGTAGCATGGCTAAGCAGTCTATCTGCCCAAGCACGCTGGGCATCGCTGTCATAGTGATGCTGACCTGGTGTAATTTCTTTGTATCCGTTCTTGCCACACCATTTAATATAGGTCTCGCCGATGGTGTAAGGTTCAACAAAACTGCCGTGCCAATCCAGTTGATAGGCTTTTGAATAAATTCTAAATGTGTGAAAAGCATGGAAAAATATATGCGGAATTTTCATCCACTGCAACATAGTATGCAAATTATAATACTTTTCATGCCAATACCATGCTTGACTTTCGTGGAAAGGTTTAGTAGTTTGCTGAAATTCCTTCCAATGATTATATCTGTTACGTAATCCACTGCCGTCGATCATCGAATCGTCGACCATTTCAAGATTGTTTACCTGCATGTATTGTAATTCGCCGTACCACGGTACTAACCATTCGCCTCGGCCCATTTCTGTAACACCAATAACAACAAAATCCGGCGTATTGTTTTGCAAGTATTCCATTGTAGTACGATAGATATAATCGTTGCTGGCACCTGTAAAGGCATGATTTACACTTTCAGTTGCTCTTAGTCTGCGTGATATTGTGCTAGCAATTGTAGGTTTGCCTGATTCTATTTCCGCACCGGCCATGTTGCTGTCGCCGTTGAAGTATATGTGCATTATGTTACCTCTGTGTATCCGTCGCCAAGATCTCGTTTATTGCTAGGACCCTGTTGTGCTTGATCCTGTTCCCAGGTTTCCATAACAACGTGTCTACACACGTTCTGAAACCATTGATCTACAATGTCAGCATCTGTCTTACCCTGATAACCTGCTCTAACTAGATTAGCAACAAACTTATCATTCCAGTCTAGTTCAAACGCTCCTTGACTGGGGTCCATTTCATCCAGTTCTAATCCAAGCACCGCTACATAAGGATCACCGCGCTCTGTGGCCAGTTCTTTTTCGGATTTCTTTGGTGTCTTTTTAGGTTTCTCTTGTGCTTCCGGTGTCTTAACAGGTTTTTTCTTTCCAAAAATTTTCTCAAACATATTCAGGATCCTCTTCTATCTTAAACAAGTATAACAGCAACGGCATACTTGGTTTTTGTCCATGTAGGTATTCAGTGTAAGGCACTTGTTTGATATCGTCTAGAAGATTAGGAATATCGAACTCTTGTTCTAGGACATTGTTGAGATTACTGGTATCCAAGTCATCAAATAAAGCCAAAAACATTTGATTGGTGAGATAGTTTCCTACCACGTAAAACTCTCTGCTGTTGTAGTGCTTTTCTAAAAAGCCCTGTACATCTAAGACTTTTATTTTTTTATCACCCTTGATAACAGCGTCGGTTCTGCCTCTCCACCACATTACCCCGTCGATGATTTCCAGTTTGTCTCCGACCTTGTACCACCGGTCACTGCCGATGGTTCTACAATCAAATGTTTGGTCGTCGATGTGAATTTCTGAACTGGGATTTTGTATTGGGAACCTATTTGGATTGTATGTGTCCGCATTATCTAGATCAGTGACACTTAAATAGAGATTACCTACTTCTGTGTTGCCGAAGTTATGATATACACGTCGAGGTTTTGTTTTTGTAAGCAGTTGTTTCATTTCGTCATTGGTTGGACCAAGTATGGTAACCAAATCGATATCATGATCAAACTCAAGATCTAAATCTGGAAGCCTGCGTATCCAATTGTAAACAACCATCCATTTTGTAATTTGATTTTTATTACAGTATTCGACGGCCTTGGTTAGAAATTCGTCTCTACTTTCTTTCAAATGTGTTTTTTGTATACAGTGATGCTTGCTGGTCATCATCCAGCTGGGCAAACCAAAATTCAGAAACAAACTACCGTGATGCATAGTCTTGTGATGCAAGACCACGTCTTGGTTGTTGTGATCATACATTTCGATAATGGCTTTGGCGTTTTCTTGCACACTGTGATGTGAAATTTCTAACACTTTTGGAAAACCCGTTGTACCACTGGTATGTGTTTTTACCGCGGCTGTGGTAGGCTGTATTTCTACGTCTGGTATCTTGCGAGTTGCTTTCTGTATAGGCTTGATGCCGTCCTGTGTCAAAATTCTTTGAGCATGAATTATAGGACGTTTCAGCTCCAGCCTGTTGATTTCATAGTCCGTAGCATCTGTAACATAACAGTCAATGTATTCATAAAAATCTCTCCATGCAGGATGATTTGCTTGCAGTATGTTAAATTCGTGCTGTGCTGTTGCCATGCCTAGTCGCCATGCTGCCATGACCACCGGGTACACAATTTCAAGATTGTTTGGATTAAGCAACACGCTTTTGCCTAGTGTGTTGCCATCAAATGCAAGATAAAACTGCTCCATGTAGTATTCAACTAAATCGTTGATCTGTTCTGGATATAGTATCTGATCATTGTGTTGAATTGTAATATCTGATCTACACAGATATGCAGTATTAGTAATCATAAAGATCCAGCATCTCCCACGGTAAATCTGCTTTTCCAAAATGCCCATAGTTGGTAGTAGTGCGATAGATCGGACGGAACAATTGGAATTGATCAATGATACCCTTTGGTGTAAGATCTACATACTCTCGAATGTTGTTTGTTAGTTTCTCGTTATCCCCGTTGCTTTGGACATACACACTCATTGGTTCTGTTTCGCCAATAGCATATGCAATCTGCACAGTGCATTCACTTGCTTCGCCGCTGGCTACAACGTTCTTCGCCAACCATCTAGCCATATATGCTGCACTGCGATCTACTTTACTAGGATCCTTGCCGCTGAATGCTCCGCCACCGTGTGGGCTGTACCCACCGTAGGTGTCTACAATAATTTTACGTCCAGTTACCCCTGCATCTCCGTCTGGCCCGCCGATGACAAATCGTCCTGTTGGGTTGATATAAAACCAGGTGCTGTCCAATAGATGCGGGGGAATGACACTGCGGATAATTTTTTCTACTTCGTGTTTGACAAATGCCTGCTCAGTTTCTTCTGTGTGCTGTGTACTGCACACAATGCGATCAATACCAACTGGTTTTCCATTGTTGTCGTATTGCATGGTTACCTGACTTTTATTATCTGGGCCTAACCAGTCATAACCCGGCATTTGTTTACGGTAATCTGTCAAGGCTTGAGTGATTACATGACTCCAGTAGATAGCACTGGGCATGTACTCTTTGGTTTCGTCGCAGGCATACCCAAACATAAGTCCTTGATCGCCTGCACCAAATGTGTCTGTGCCTAGTGCAATGTCTGAGCTTTGGTCGTGCATGAGATTGCTGAATTCAAAATTCCTCCAATGAAATCCTTCTTGCTCGTAGCCAATTTCTTTTACAGTGTCACGAATTTTGGCTTCTACATAGTTCCAGTCTAGGTCCGGGCACTTGTACTCGCCTCCAATGATAACTCTGTTTGTGGTTACCATGGTTTCGCATGCACATCGCATGCTTTCGTCTTGATAGTCCATGATACAGTCAAGCACAGTGTCGCTGATTGCATCTGCAATTTTATCAGGATGGCCTTCGCTTACGCTTTCACTTGTGAAATAATACATTGTTTACCTTTTTGTTAGAGATTTATTTACTTGCCAGAGATAAGAGCAAGTTTTGGTTGGGCTTCGGTTGATTGTCTTCTAGTTGGATATAATGAATGGAATCTAAGCAATTTTTGATATTATCTTCAATATCAATAAAGTTGCTGTATATGTGTTTATTTATCTCGTTAATATCTAGTTTATCTGCGCCGAAAACAAAAAAATGCAGTCTTTTGTTGATATAGTCAGGAACAATAGAATAGGACACATCCAAATAATCAGATAAAAATTCGCGCAAGCGACTAAGATCTATTAAATGATTCTGTTTCTGGAATAGTGTCAACGGATTACTGATATAATATCCTGTTTTGTTTTTGGTAATCGTGTGCCGTAATTTGCTGGTACTGTTGTTTCTTTTAATAACAGTTCCATCTACACAGTGTGTAAATTCTATATCTGTGTCAACGTCTTGCATGCCAAAAGGCACATATGATTCAATCAAGTGTTTGTCTATACAATTTGAAGCATACACTCCAGTTGAAGCTGTGTAATAAAAGCAGGTAATACTCGTTGCACCATGATCAGT